TTGCCTTTTCAGTCTCTCTTCTAGTTGCTTCGTCAGTTAATGTCTTTGAAATATCAGAACCAATCTTAGACCAATCAATAGCATCGTCTCTTTTTTGGTACTTATAGTATGTTTTAGCCATTACTATTTTGTTTTATAAAATTTATTAATGCCTTCAGTATCAAACATATCTAGTAAAGCACCTTGAAAAGCTTGGTTTCCTTGCTCAAAGAAATCAGCCTTTAAGTCTTGACCGTTTAATCTATATCCTGTTACTGCACCTGCACCATCTTTAATCTCGGCTTTACTTTTCAGAAAGTCTTGAGTGCTCATTCCTGCAGCACCTGCTGCTTTATCAAGTCCTTTGACTGCTTTGTTTTGTTGATACAACGGAACCATTTGAAGACCTGCTTCAACAGTTTGTCCAATCCCTTTAACACCTTGCATAGTAGATGCCTTTGCTTGTTCTGCAAATTGCTGTGCAGCAACCTGTGCACCTGCAGCTTCTCCTAAGTCTAGTTGAATATTTACATCACGTAGTCTGCTTTCTTCTTTAGCAACAAGTTGTTCTAACTTATTTACATCAGCTACCTCTGCTTGTCTAATCTTAGCTTGACCAACCTCTTGTGCTTTTTGAGTTCTTGCTACAGCAGCAGCTAAACCTCTTTGGCTTTCCTTACCTGCTTCAATAGCTTGAGCACCCGCACTAAGCATTGCTTCACGCTGAGCTGTGTAAGCCTCTTTGTTTACAGCCAACTCTTCATAAAAGTTAACTTCTGTTTTTTTACGAGCTTCAGCCATTGCCTCTGCAGCATCAGCTTCTGCTTGTTTTTGTTTTTTCTTTTGGTCTGCTGCTTGTATGAACGAAGCAGTTGTTGTTCCTGCTGCCAATGTTAGTCCAATTCCTGCTGCTACCGCTGTAAATGCTGCCATATTATAATTTTTTAATTAATTCTTTTTGATAGCTATCTCCTGAAGTGTACCCAAGAGAAGTGTAAGCGTTTATTAGGCTTTTATTTTTAACTAATGCGTATGTATATTCTGCTCCCGTATTCTTAGCTATGTTTGTTAATGTCGATAACAATAATGTTAAAGCATCTTTTCTTTTATCTTTATCTTTGTACTCTATACTTGATACTATCCAATCAACCCAAATAACTTTTGAATTAGTGGTATACAAAAACCCTGCACAAACAGGGGTGTCTCCATCTAAAACCATTATCCCACCTGTTCCATTGTCAGGTAAAAAATCTTTTGGAGGAGCAGGAAATCTCCAACTCTTCCACCATCCTAAAAGGATGTCTTCATAATCTGATTCTATAAGTGGTCTTAAATTAAATATCATTTGATTACAAAGATACTAATTTTTATGGAAAGCTTTTCATTACATTAGAAGTTACAGCAAAAAGCTCAACAGCAGTTGATTTTGTATTGGTCAATGTTATTTCTCCATAGTGACCTAATATACCATTTGATTCTGCTGTAGAATTTTTTACACCAACTGTAAAATATGGATAATTTCCTGAAGGTCTACTGCTTTCAGAATCAGTTTCAATATAAACTATTTGCCTACCATTAACATCAACAAGTCCTTTGTCATAAACTTTACCCCAATATCTCATCCCAAGACCTGTGCTAGGTACTTGCCATATCACAATATCTCCAATATCTAGATTGTATAAATCTAAACTTGCATCATACACCACTCTGTCTCTTTGAGCATTAGGTGGGCTTTGCGGTATTATATCAAAAGTATTTCCTATCCCATTTACTGTTCTTGATTTAAGGTCTTCAACAACTGTTGCTCCACTTGGTCCTTCTGTTCTTATATATGAAAACCAAGCTCCTTCTTTTTTCTCAAAATAATTAGGATTTATTTTTCCATAATTTTGAATATCACTTGTCATCTCTACCTCCCAAGAATCATTTGAATGTAATGTAATTGTCTTAAACAATTTAGTTACTAATGGCTCTGAATTAAATACTGTTTTAATTTTTGATGAGTAGGATGTTCCATAGAAGTTATTTCTATTTGAATTTGTACTGTGTTTATACAAATTGCCCTTGTCAAAAGTATAGAAGTAATTGTTACACCCGACCATAAATTGAGGCACAAAGCTGTAAAAGGATGGAAATCCTTGAACTGATTCGCTATATGATATTGTTACGTTTGACATATATTATCTTTATTTATGGACAATTAGGGCAGGCAGTTAATGCGGTAAAATTATTAGAACCTGTTTGAGATATTTTTTGTCTATAAGACCTATTACCTACTGCACCGGTAGTCATGTAATAACCATTAGCAACTGTTTGTGATAAAGTGTCATCGGTATAAAACTGTGAAGCACTCTGATAAGTCTCCCCTTCAGCAATCCAAACGGTTATAGTGTAAGGTGGACTACCTCCACCTCCATTATTACAACATCCATTTAATAAACCTTGTGAAGCAGTAGGGGTACTATATAAAACAGTTATTGGAATTGGGCAAGTAGGGCAGGCAGTTAAACTGCCTAGCACCCCATTTTGCAAAAGTCTGTAATTGCTCATACATTTTGTTAATCATTACTGTAGAATCCACCCGGAGCAACTACTGTTAAAGCATCATCCATATACAGTGTTGTTGCTGTATCAAACGTTTCTCCTTGTGCTGCATAGTATGTTGCTGTTGCTGTTACATCACAACAAACATCTTCTGCTTCAGTTTGAGAATATCTTATTCCTGTTAATGTTTCAAAACAAGTTGCACAATCTGCAGGTTGTCCTGCAGGTGAAGTTCCGTTAAACTGCTTAACTTTTCCATCACCTGTTCTAAAGAAAAACCCTGTCAAAGGAGTTGATAAAGTTGTATCACTGTTTCTATAAATTTTATCTGCAGTTAAGAATGTCGTATTATAAGGAATACGAAATACAGACGGTTGGTCATTTCCACAACAAGCATCATACGCAGTGTTGTCTCCAACAGTTGCACTACTTTCTTTTATACCTACTGATTGTGAACTACAAGTGTCACAAGCTGTAGAACTTGATAATGAAGGATTATTTCCTCCTGCATCTCTACTAAGCTGTCTAACGTCTCTTGACCCAACACTAACATCTGTAGTATACCAACCGTTATTATCTTCAGTAGTTAAAGCAGTGTCATTATAAAACATTGTTGCTGTTGAAAACGTTTCTCCTTGAGGCACATATACTGTTGTAACATAAGGGTTAGAACCTGCTCCTCCGGTTTCACAACAAGCTATTGTTTCATTAGTGGGGCTATATTTAAGATTTAGTGTATCATAACAAGTAGGACAAGTAGTTAATGAACCTAAACTTCCACTTGATTGTTGTCTATAATTACTCATAATTTTTTTTTTTTGTTTTGACAAAGATAGTTAATATTTTTTTTACTTTATTATTCTTTTAATCCAATGATATTTTTTCCTTTCAGATATATATTTTTTGTTGTATTGGTTTGAATACGCTTCTCTTTCAAAAGAAATGTTGTAATAACCTTCTTTAAAAGACTTGTGTATTAGTGACTTAACTAACCACTCTAAAACATACAAAATATAGAATGGTAAAACCAATAACTCCTCAGCTTGCTTTATGTGTATTGACTCGTGAACAACCAATTTATTTACCCCTTGCTTTTTGTTTTTTTCTTTTAAAATAATAAAAGGGTAAATAGTTATTCCGCCTATGTTTATAAAAATACTTAGTCGTTTTAATATCTTGTCGTTATATATTATTATCGGTGTTATCATATTGTTATTCCACAGTATTGATTAGATGTAATTACTTGTTGAGAATTTGATTGTTGTGAATAAAAATCACAAGCTGTAGCAGAAGGAGCACACGCTGTTGGGCTACCGCTACAAACTAAAGTACCTAAAGTTGTTTCTCTTGAAGTAATATTGGTATCAACCCAACTAATTTCTCCATCAAGAGTAATATTACTTGCATCAAATGTTACTTGCTCTGTACTTTGAATTTCTATTCTAAAAGAACCTTCTGTAAAATTTAATAATCCATTTGAACGTCTTCTTGTTATAGTTGTTATATTGTTTCCTGTTGCAGGTGACGTAACTGTAAACAAAGGAGATACACCTTCACTACCACCAACAGGGGTAAAGTATACATTTAAAATATAAACTTTAGTATGGTCTGCAGCAATTGGTTCTGCTGTTAATTCAAATCCCCATCCTAAAGATATATCGTTTCCTGTTCCAAACTCACAATTAGTTGCACTAGTTGTCCAACCACTAGAAGTACTGACCATGTTAACATCAACTAAATTTCCTTGTGTATCTGTTTTTGGGCATTGAGTGCTTTGACCATACATACTTCCTATTTGACTATACGTTCCTGTCATTGAACTTACAGGTCCTTGAAATAAATCACAAGCGTATCCTTGACTACCATACACGGTAGATGTTGCGGGTGTTAAAGTGCTAATGTTAGCTACAACACCACACTCTACTGTATTCAAAGCTGCATTGGATATAAATCTTATTTCATCTCCAACATTAACAGGATACGTAGATACAGCATAATATGTAATTGTATCACATCCTGTTATCTCAATAGTCTTTCCTGTACAATCACCACAATTTGATGTTGATACTAGATTACCTAAAGATTGGTATCTAACAATTCCATCTGCTGCATAGTAACCATCTGTTGCTTTTACAGTTAAATCTACATTACTGTAAACCGCTGTTGAATTAGATAATGTACTACCATCTAAAAAATATTCACCTTCTACTGCTGCCATTTTATATTAATTTTATTAAACACAATTTTGTATTTGAACTACTCCTCCGTTATTATTTATAGTATATATTCTACTTCCTGTACTCATATAATAGTTTCCTGCAGAAAGATAGTTACCACCTGTTTGGTTATAATAAACAACATCTCCAAGCTGCGGTGTACTTGCTGTATTTCCAACATTCTTCCATGCAAAATAAATCTCAGGTGCTGTTGTACAGGCTACAGAACTTCCAACGTTAGTTGATGAGCTAAAAGCTGTTCTTGTACAAGAAGCACAAGCTGTAACAGATTCTAATAATCCTGAGTTATTATTAAGTATTTGTCTAGTGTCAGTTCCTGTAGCATCAACTATATAGTATCCTGCAGGTGCTGCTATTGTTCCTGCGGAATCTAACCACAATGAATGAGCTGTACCAAATGTTACTACTTGATTAAAGTTCTGACTAGACATATAATAAGTAGTTCCCGGTCCTCCTGAGAAACAACACAAACTAGTTGCATTTGCATTGGTGTCTAAAACTATTGATGTTAATATTCTTCCTGCTGCATAGTAACCATCTGTTGCTTTTACAGTTAAACTACTGTCACTATAAATATCTGTAGCTGTACTAAATATTTCTCCTTGTGCAACATAAACTTGAGAAGCAGCAGGTGATTCACAACAAACCCCATCCGCATCATTTGCGTCATACTCTAATGCTAACAAATCAACACATACATCACAATTAGATAATGTTCCTAAAGTTCCATTTCCATCTGATATTTGTCTAAAAGGTTGAACTCCTGTTCCATCTCCTTCTACATAATAAGCATTAGGAGCAGGTACTGACAAACCTGTATCTGTATAAAGAATAGTAGCTGTAGTCCAACTTGTTTCTGCAAAAGCAAAATAATAAACACCTGTGGTAGAAGCTCCACAACAAGCGTCATCTTCTAAGGCTGATGTTTTTAATTCAACAGACTTCCATACACTACTAATACAATCACAACAAGCATCATATATATCTGTTGAGTCGTAACACAACAATTTGCTAGTAGCAAGATTTGTTCTGTACATTAAATACAAATATGCATCCGATGTATTCGGCATTGTAAATGTAGCTGCATACACAGTAGGAATAAAAATCTCTAAAGGTATGTCTTGTTCTCCTGAGCCTTCGCAGTTTGGACAAGCAACATATCCTAAAAATATATTTCCACTACCTGCACTTCTTCTTTGTATAGTAGGAAAGTTAGGGTTGTGTAATCCATACCCTGTTAATATTGTTGCAGGTATTGTTAAAGATGCATCAGTATATAATGTATCAGTATCTATAAAACTTTCGTTGTAAGGAATATAATAATTTGCAGTAGATATTTCTCCACAGCAATTAGCTTGGTCTCCTGACTCTCCATAATTTGTTGCAACACTAACCTCTATTTGTTTAGAAACCAAATATGTTGCTTCATTTGATAATGATATTAATGAATTTATATCACTTGAATTATTAGAATAAAGAGTATTACTTGTATAAAACCTAAGCTCATCATTTGCTTCTTCCCAATCAAATGTATCACCATCTTGTTTTGTTACATACATAGTAACCGTACTTCCATTTGTAGGAATATTAGCTTGACCTTTATTACCGGATGTAGCAAAGTACTCGCTCACAATAGGAGTAGTTCCTTCTTGCATTTCAACTCTAAACTCTTGCCTTGGAGAATTATATCCATTTAAAGAGTAATCATACCCGTAGTGAATGCTTTGTTCTGCATCATAGTTAGCTGTTAAAGCCAACTGAATAATTGTCAAAGGTTGAGCAGAAACACAGTTTGTTGTAAGTTGAAGTGTCTCACCTTCAGAAGCTTCACCCGTAATTGTTATAGTCGCTGTTGTTCTTAATGGATTTTGTTTAGTAAAAGTAAACGAACCATTTTGAGTAACATTTCCTGAAGAGGTTTCTTGTCCATCAAAATTTACAGTAATATTATATGACCCTCCTGAAACTACATAATCAATTGTAGATGTTCCTACATCAGAACCAAGCTCCACGCAAAATGATTTTGCATTAGCACCTATAGAAAAATCATAACCTATAGTAAGACCACAGGATACACATTGTGAATCCACAGGTAAACTTTTATCTGTAACTGTTAATATGTATTCATCGTGGTAAGGGTCATACCCTCCTAATTTTTGAGTATTTACATTAGAGGTAAATAAGTCTCTAAAGTAGCTTCTCATACCTAATGTAGATATAACAGATAGCTGTTCATTGTTATATGAACCTCCTTTTAACTGAAGTACAGCTCCACGTTTTTGGTCAGTAAAATATTTATTAAAACCAAATTGAGCAAAACTTTCAGGGTTTTCACTTATTCCATAATCTTCTAATCTTGCTATCTGAGTACCCAATACTTCAGGTATAGATGTAATAGCTCCACCTGCTGCGGCATCAGATAATAAATTTTTACCCGCAAGAACATAAGATATTTTATCTTCTTGAAGAGTAAGTATATCTGTGCTTCTAGCATATAACTTTTGTATTGAACCAAACGATTCTTCTAAAGATTTGTAATTTACTAATCCTAAGTTAAATTCATTTAACTTGTTTACATTATTCTCATTATTATATACACCACTATAAGTTAAGTCAGCTTTTCTTTTTGCTTCTTTATAATCTTGTGAAGCAACAGCAGTTGCTCTTTCTCCAAATCCAAAAGCTTTTCCTTTTATAGAATCTTTTATCTTGTAACTTTCTGAACCATTTCCAAAACTAAAACAGTTAAAGAAATCAGTCTCTACAATCCCTGCTTGAGATATTGTTTGATTGGCTACGTTTCCTTGATGGAATCCATTTACAATAGGATATGTAGTTGGAGACTCAAAGAAAATATCAGGAGAAGTTTCATCAGGTTGAGTTTCGAAAATAAAAGTAGAGTCAGCTCTGTATACTGTAACGTTAGCAGTTACATTTGAACTTGCACTACCACTACCACAACCTTTGTAGCTACTTCTTATTGAAAGAACCATTTCATTTGTAGTACTATTTCTTTGAAACTCAAATGCATATTTTGTTGTTTGTGGTTCAGGTGGTAGAAATGAAGTAACTAATTTAGGGGTAGGGTTGTTTGCACCAAGAAGTTCAGTAGTGTAATCAGTATTACACTCACCTACTCCTTGATTTAATAATTCAGCTACATTGTCTCCAATAAAAAAGTCATACATATTGCTATACTCTCTACTAGAAACCAAATCTAAATCAACAGTATATATTGCTCTTTCACATTTAGCAGAACATCTATTCTTATAACCTCTTCTGTATCCTTTAAAATAAAAACTTATTCTACTATTTTCAGGAACAGTATAATCTACCCAATTCCCTGCAGAATCTTGTTTATTCATTGGATAAGTTATCCAAGGAAAATTCCTTGATTGTCTTGTGTTTGATACTTCTCCGGGTGCTACTACTGCATTAGAAATATTTGAAGTTGAGAAACTTGTAGCATTAAGTTTTATGTAAACACCTGAAGGAACTTCAAGAGGGTCTCCACCTGCAGGATTTATAGGTTCAATAAAATCAGCTTCTTGTGCTTTCTTTTCTAAAACAGTGGTTAATGTTTTATTTGTTCTAGCCCCATTAACATCTGTCTTTACAATAAGAACGTCACCCTCTTCTACTTTAGCTGAGTTCTCTCCTTCAAGCAAAAAGTATGTGTCATTTGTTATAGGGTCTAAATAAGCAATATTACTAAATATAGTTTTATAAGAACCACCATCAGATTTAATTGCAAACTTATAACCCTTAGCCCAATAAGGAGGGTTTTGAGAAGTTGGTATATTAACTTGTATTTTATTTTGAGTAACAGAAGAAGAAGGAGGAGTGCTAACAGTATTTGTATTACTAACCAATGCTGTTGTAGCTCTACTGTACTCATCAACATATATCATTGAAACCTCATAGCTTCTATCACTATGTAAACTTTTAGGATTACCAACTGAATTATAACTAGCAGTTGGAACACCTAATATTTTATAGTATTCATAAACAACATCCCCTGAGCTATTTTGAAACTCCATAGCAATATTAGAAATCGTTACAATATTTGTTGACAAACTAACATTAATAGCTTGGTCAAGTTGTGTTATTCCGCTTCTTTGTTTTTCATAACTTCCAAGTGCTGTTGGAATTGCACAATTTACTGTATCAGTAAAAGTAAATCCATTACAAGAATCTTGAACACTTAGTATGTTACCACCTGTTGTACCAATTACATTTACAAACTCTTGAGATGTAATTAATTCATTTATATTATTGTATACTTTATTAATAGGAAATATAAGAGAAACTATAATATCTTCTGATGTTTCAGTAGGAGGTGTTGCTCCACCAACTGCATGAAAAGAATCATGTTCTAAAACATATTCGAAAGAAAGTTCTGCTCCTACTTCTGTAGGAAATATATCCGTAGGAATAGTAAATTTAATAGCAGAATTTTGAATTACTGTACTAAAATTTCCAACAGTATAAGAAGTTGGTCCTTTACCTGTATCTAAATCTACATCAGTTGCATCTACAGAGTTTAAAGATAAGTTATATCTTAAATCAAGAGCTTCACCGTTAGAGTCTTTTAAATCATATCCATCTACGTAGTTTCCATAAATTAATCTATTACCCATTAAAGTTTGAGCTTTAGCTTTATGAGGAACATTGTCGTATAATCTTAACAACTCTGACTCAGGAAGTACTGTAAATATTTTACTATTACTAAAGGTAAAAGAATATTTTGTATTGTCTGAATAACCTAAGTTATATTTGTTTATTTTTTCAATAACCTTAATAACATTGCTTTCAGCCTCTTTAAACAAAAGGTCAACACCTATAACCAATTCTCCTCCTGTATCAAATGTTACATCTACAGCATTATACTGATTTACCATTCCATCATTGACACCACTTTTTATAGAAGGTTTATAAGCTTTAGGATTAAAAGCTATTTCACTCCAAGGGGAGGTTGCACTATATTCTCCACTTTGATATAAATATCTATAAGCAAAAGAAACAAATCTTTCAGTTAAGAAATCCGAGTTATTGTTTACATTAGTCATAGCTAATGTAGGTGCTGTAAATGGAGGTTTTTTAATAACTAAAATATCCTCAGAAGAAAACCTGTCTATATAGTTAGCAGGATTCTCATAGTTATTCATTACATTAATAACTCTTGGAGGGTTTAAGTTGTCTGTAAAAAACAACAAGTCATCAATTTTATTTACACCTGTAACAAGATGTTTAGGGTCAAAATTTAATATAGTGTTTTGACCTGAACCATCATCACAACTAATTACGTGATATGCCAACACATCTGAATTAGTATTGTATGATAGTATCATATCTATTTTACCTGTAGCTGAAGCTGTAAATGAGCTGTCATGTACAAACCAATATATAGTATCTTTTTGACTATCGTGAAGGCTGCCTATACAAGTGGCATTATCACTTAGGTCTACACCGTTAAAATTTAACATAGTCAAAGAAGTGTTTCCTAATGCATTCTCTACAGAACCAATTTCAGAAGCTTCAGTAGAACCTAGTCTTACGTTTAATGCATCTACATACTGACCGTTAGGAACAAGTCTCTCATCGACACTTTTGTTCATCTTACCGGCAACAAAATTCTTTTGAATATCCGCCATATTACTTTATCCACTTATCTCTTCCTCGAAGATTCATTAATAGTCTTCCGGGATGAATATTACTAATTCTAATTTTTGCATTTCTTAAAAGAGCTGTCTTGCTTTTACGTGCTCTATTTACTATGTACTCTTGTACACCAAGTTTGCTATTTAAAATAGCGTACTGAATGTAAGCGTATACATAATCTTCAAATAACTTATTTACAGTTATTAATGTATTATTCCCGCCTTCCATACCATCTGATACATATTCTACAACAACAACTTCATCATCAAGAGATGAGTCAAAGTTTATAACACCTGCTTTAGAGTCTATTCTAAATGTAGGATTCATATTTGCTGTTTCAGTATTTAATCCGAACCTAGCACCTATCTCAAAGTCAAAGTACCATCTTCCATCATAGTTATATCCATACTGATTATTGTATGGGCTATTACCGTTTAGATACATTGTTTTTAGTTGTTGAGTTATTCTCAATGTATCAAGCTCAGAAGTTTCTGATTCTATGTTTCCATCAGAATCAAACAAAATTTTTCCTTGACTATTTTGGAGATAACTAGAAGCACCATTTGCTTGAATGTTTTCACCGCAAGGCATAAGAACTCCGTTTCTTAACACAGATATTCTAACCCAATTTACATAATCACTAGGAAGAACAAATCTAAACTCATCATCTAGCTTTAGTTCTAAAACTTTAATCTCTTTAAAAGCGTCATAGTTTAATTCTTGAATTGCTCTTTTTGCATGAAACAAAACTTTGTATTGTTCCTCGTTATTAATTAAAGAGTGATTGCCACTGTACATTAACATAAAGTTATTTACAATGTCTTCTAGACTAACGTATTGGTACGAGCCCCAATTTTCATTTGTTGGTTCAGTACCTCCGTTTTCGTAATATTGATATTCACTTAAGTATGCCATTATCTTTCATCGTTATTTTCTTGTTGCTCTTGAGCAATTCCAAAATTAGTTACTGTGTTTTCTCTAATAGATACACCTGCATATTGTAAAATTTTATTTACTAAATCAGGTTCATAGTCAGCCGGTAATTCAAAATCTTGATACCCAACTTGTGATGGGTTAAAGAAAGGTGTTCCTTCAATTAAACTATTATATGTCCAATTGGGAACTTTAGGGTATCTTATGTAATTTATTTTAATTAAACCTGCACCTGTAATAGAATCAGGATAAGCATCTAAAACATTTCCTGCTAAAACATACGCAGGAAATTGAATAGTAGGAGCTGTTAAATTAGAATTTAACAATCTTCTTATCTTACTTGCAGATATTTTTTCTACAGTTTTATTATTATAATATACATCATTAATAAAATACCAATCATCAGGTAAAAGATATTTATTTTGAGAAACATTCTGTGGAGTTGAAGAATCACTAAACCCTTCTATAACTTCAAGTAAAGATTTAGATATATTTGCATATCCTGTTCCTGATTGCCTTGCGTTTTCTTTATTAATTTGATAATTGTATTCGTAAAATGCATCTTCAAATAAATCTAATTGAGCTTGTTTAGCAAATAGATTAAAGTCTGAAGGAGATAAGTACCCATAGTTGTTTTTATTTAATACTGCTAACACAGTATTTCTTACAGAGTTTATCATTGTTATTATTTTTCTACAAAGATAACTAAAAAAAAAAGAGGCATCTTAGTTTCCTAAATTGCCTCTAATTATAAATAATTATTGTTGTTACTCTAATTTTGATTCCAACATTTTTAATGCTTCAATTCCATCATCACTCTTTAGAAAAGAAGATACTATATAAATAGGGTCTTCTCCATAAGGAACAGTCAACATTTTCTTTTTATTAGAAGAGGTGTTGTAAAATACATCTTTTCTATTATTTCTAAATGACAAAATGTTTTGGTCAAAGAACAAAGCTACTTTACCTTGAAGCTTTAACATAGGGTCATTAATTGCATTCATAAAAGAATGCGGGTCTCTTTTTGCAAAAATTAAAATATCTCTTTTAAGTTCTGAAGTTGTAAACTTACTAATGTCATGTCCAAATAAAACTCTAGATAATGTTTCTACTTGTTCTATGTTTAGTTTTCTAGCTTCAATCAAAGCATCAACTTCTATATTTAAAATCTCAACTTCTTTAGATGCATCTTTTTCATTATCAACCTCAACAAATACAGTTCCGTTTTGAGGGTGATAGTGAAGAAACTCCTGAAGAACAGGATTATTTTTAGGAACAAACAAAAACCCATCTTCAAAAATAATAGGTTCTAGAATTGCATTTCCATCTTGGTCATCTTCAAAAGGTGTTTTTTGATTAACAGCATACCTTAAAGGCTTGTTTATTCCTTTTGTAGTATCGAAGTGTAATAATGGAAGTCTTCTGCTGTTTCTTGAGGGTAACATATAACTTAAAGGAGCTACGTCTTTTTTAAGCTTATACGATTTGTCTTTTGGTGTTTTTACTTTTTTCATTAGATAAAATTTAAAATTAAAATTAAAATAAAAAAGGGAGGAGTTACCCTCCCTTTAGTTTTACTATTTACTAGTTCTTGAATAAGAAGAAGTTGTTTGCACCTAGAGTACATACTGCTCTTTCAGAAAGGAAGTGTACTTCCATTGCATCCAAATCAGAGTTTCTTGCCGCTCCGGCAGAACCTGTAATCCAAGTTTTATAACGTCTATCTTCTGTTTCAGAAGCTCTGTATCGAACGTGCAAGAATGGTCTCTTAGCGTTCTTCCCAAGTACTTGGTCATATACAGTTGTAGAACCTGCAGGAACTAAAAGTCCGTTGATAGCTCCACCTGTAATTCCACCACGCATTGTTGGGTCGTTCAAGTACTTCCAATCTGACTTATAGAAGTCATATCCTCTACGGAATCCTGTAAATCCTAAGTTCAAAGCCATATCTTCATCATTGTCAAAAAGACCATAAGAAGTACCACCTGAACCATAAGAGTTTTGAGCAGCCAACATATCGTCAATGTCAAATGAGAAATCACGGTTTACGAAAATAACATTCTCTTCGATAGAACCTTGCTTATCTAGTCTTTGGATAATAGCATCGAACTCCTCAAGTGCTACCGGGTTTCCACCTCCAAATACATTTCCTCTGTTGTTCACAGTGTAGAAAATACCTTCAGAACCTTTGTTCCCTACGTCACCACCTGCAGCGATAGCTCCTGAACCTGCTTCAGCAGGTACTGCTTCAACCATTGCAGTCTCAAGATAATCGTCAAAACGCAATCTTGTTTCGTGCTCAGACTTCAAGTACCACAAGAATCCTGATGCTCCATTTTCAGTTGTTACTTCAATCCATCCGATTTGAGCCATATCAGAACCTGATACTGCATACTTATCTTTGATGATGATTGGAGAGTTTTCGAAGATGAAATCATCAGCTTCCAAAGAACCTACCATTCCGTTAGTTCCTTTTTTAAATTCAGAACCATAAATGAATACAGAAACAACTACTGCGTTTGCAAAACTTTGTCCTCCTGCTTCGTAGTATGCTACGTCAAAAGTTCCATTTGCTGTATCTACAGAAGTAACAATACCTTTGTTACTGTTTGTAGAATTAAGAGAGTTGTCAGAAATCATTACTGTTTGACCTACTCGAATTGCAATTTGACCCGCTCCGCCTGAAGGCTGAGTTGCAGGAACTAATGTATCTGCTACAGTAATAGTAGCTGTATCTGCTCCTGCGACTGATGTTGATGTACAGTTTACATATTTTGTATGCAAACGACCTTGCTCTGCCCATTTGATAAGGTCAGAATTAGAAGGAAGCTCTGCTCCTACCATACGCAAGAAAGAACTTACGCTTCGGTTTCCGTAACGCTCAAATTCTTTTTCATAAGTATCAGGAAGATACTGATTCAAGAAGTTGAAGTCAGTGATGTAATTTGTTGATAAGGGTACTTGTTGAGCTGAAGGCTGCAAGTCGAAACCCGGTGTGCTTAATACTGCCATTTTTTTTTAGTGGTAAGCCACTACCTTTTTGTTGTTAATTAATTATTTTTTACTTCTAATCTTTAAGCCTCTACCTGAGTTGTTGCTTAAAGCCTTAATTTGCATTCCACCTTTACTAACTGTTTCCGGAGCTTTTCGCATAGTCATGTTTATGTTTTTAGCTTTGCGAGCATCTCCTTCAATAGCATCTGATTTACCTTGTTCGTAAAAGAACTTAGCAAACTTGTCAGGATTCATTGCTACCGATAATGCTTTGTGATATCCTGCGGCATCAGTCATCAAACCTTCTTCATTCATAAACTTATTTATAAAGTTCATTGGTGTCGAGTTTGATTTTTTCAATTCCTCAGCATCTCCCGGATTAAAGGTGACATCACTCTCTCCTAATTTGAACTCAAAACCTTTGAACTCAGAAGAAAAAACCTCGTTAGTTTTACTAGTAAACCACTCGGATTTTTTTAAGTTAGTCTCTTCTACCGTTTTTGCATTATCTAAATACTGTTGGTAAGCTTTTAATTTATCATCTACTTCGGGAGAACTAGCATCCTTTATCGACTCGATAGGCTGCTTATATGTTTCCTTTTGTTCGTTGAAAAACTTTTTAGCTTTGGCAACAATTCTTTTCTTTTTTAATTTAGCCTTTTTAATATCTGACTCATCATCTAAATCTTCATCATATCTGTAGTCATCCATTATAGCATCTACATCTTCTGCATCAATGGCTTCATCTGTAGCCAAAAAATATTCAGACAGCAATGCGTCTTCAGGCATATCATCAAAATTTCTTTGAAGCTTAACGTAATCATTAATGCTTCTACCTGTTTCTTTTTTAAATTTGAAGTAAGCACTTACATCTTCAGGTAATTCTTCAGACTCTTTTCTTTCTTCAAGTAATTCTTCAAAAGAACCAATTTCTTTTTGATACTTATCTTTTATAAAAGACAAAACCCTTTCTTCATTTATTTCTAAATCAGTAGATGGTTCTTCTTTTTTATCTTCTACAATTTCAGCTTGAGACTCTTGAGCAGTTTCCTGAGAAGACTCATCTTCAAACTGTTGCTCATGTTTTTCAAGCAACTCTTTTTCTACTTGTTGAGTTCCTTTTTCCTCAACAGGCTTTACTTCTTTTACTTTTAATTCCATTTGATTATAATTTTTGCAAAGTTAATATTAATTTAATTATTTTTTTTAGGTATTATCTAGGCTCAAATTCTGCTAAATCAAACCCATCTAAACTATCTTCATTAGACTCAAACCTTTGAGGTGGGAGATTATTCTTACGTTGATTTATTAATTGAGACTGCTCAGTATTAGCTTGAGAAATTCTATTTGATTTTGCTTTTTCTCTTTGTGTCTCTCTAGACTCTAAAGCACTTTCACTAACATTTCTAAGTTCTTGATTGTACGCAAACTCTTGTTTCATTAAGTTTGCTTTAAGCATAGCTTCATTATTCATCTTCTCAATTTCAAATGCTATCTCTGCTTGCTTAACTTTCATCTTAGACTGAGTTTCCATTTCAAGCTTTTGCATTTCAGCACCTGATTTCATTTGCTGCAACTGCTGTGCTTGCTGAGAAGCCATAGCTTGTTGTTGCATTTGGAACTTTTCATCTCTTTCCTGCTTTTTAATTCTTTTAACTTTAAGAAGTTGGTTAGCCATTTTTAAGTTTCGAAGCTCTCTAATATCTATAGCATCCTCTAGGTTTATATCTCCTTTAGATAAAGCCATATTTATATTTGCTTCTAGTTGTGCTCGTTCTTCTTCATCCGGAGCAACTTCAATAAATATTCCAAAGTCATAAATATATAAATCACTAATTTGACTTAGTATTGATACATTGTATTTCCCAATTTGGTTTATAAACTCTTCTTTAAAATCTGAGTACTCAAGAATATCTGAAACTCTAAGAGCTAAAGCTTCCGCCATTGTTCTATACATATACAAACTTCCATCTAGTATATGTCTAGTTGCTGTATTAGAGCTTAATGCTGCTAACTTCTGAACACCAACTAAAGCATCAGGGTTAGGAGTACTAGCATCTCTAGCCTCATTAAGACCTGTTACCTGTCTAATCATATTTAAGTAATGATTATAATTAGTGATAAGCATTTGAGTTTTGCTTGCTCCTGAGTTGGAGTTTAATTCCTTAATAGGAACTTTTCCTTGGTTATATTCTCCATCACCTGTGTAGCTTCTACCAATAACACTACCTGTTTGGAAGTAAAGTCTTAGTGCGTCTTCAGGATTATATGCGTTACCTGTACCCAAGTCTACTTCATTTAATCCATCGGCATCAATATATACACCATCCGGTACTGTTCTAGATATAACTTGCTGTAGTTTCAGATGAGTCATCTGAATTAAATCGGCAAAAGGAATCATTCTTCTAACTAAAGATTCTACATTTCCTTTATACATTCTAGGTGCAACAGCAACATAGTTAGGCATTGCGTGTTGACTTGCTGACTTAGGTCTTACCATATTCTCAGACATCTCCCACTTAAGTATAATGTTTGTTCCCATAACCATAATACCTTCATACCAAACATCAATTGTTTTAGATACCTTTTCAAAATTGTTTTCTTCCATCATCTCTGTTGGAGGATTAAAGGTGTCATCTTTCTCAATTACTTTAGAACCGCCACCTTCTGTTACTTTCTTTTTGTAAACAAATTTTTTGGTAGTTTTATAATTAAAGTATAAAAGAGTAACACTATCTCTAGCAAACAAACTATCTTGATAATATTGAGCAACATTAAAATAATCATACCATGATTGGCTATACTTTGATATTTCTTCTAAATCAGAATTAGTTAGACTTTGGTCTATCTTCATTAACTCTGTGACTCCAACAGTTTTAATTTCACCCCAATAAAAACAATCTTTAAAATGAGGGTCTTCTGTATAACTATACACTACGTTTGCAGGGTCTACATAAGAAACTTTAACTCCATCGCCTTGAAGGAACTCGTGTTTACCTATAGCAATACCTAATACACTTAAATCGTAGTCATATCTTTTTCTTAAATCTATATAGTGGTTGTCATCTAGCAAAGTATTAATCGCCTCCTCTTCTGCTATTTCAATTGCAGGTTTATAGTTTAACTGCATATACAGAGATAGCTCTTCATCGTTAGCAGGAAGTTGGTCCGGTGCTACTGTAAAAGGGTCTACTCCAAACTTTTCTTGGATACTAAGCAACTCAGTTTTAGCAGCCATCTGACCTTCAATCATATCCTGATACTTGCTTCGTTTAGCT